ATGAGTATTAGTATTGGGGTGGTTTTCCCAGTCCTGGCAATCTCTTATTGTGCAGCGGTCGCTACGATAGGATTTAAGAGTGTGTATGACGATTCCAAACGGGATATTGATGAGCCGTTCGATGAAGCGTTACCCGAACATCGTTTTTTACTTGGCGATACGTTAGGTTTGGGAATGGCGGCCACGGGATACGGTCTTGCCTGCGCGGATGATATGACCGATAAATTATTTGATTCCACTTTCATGCAACGACTAATAAACAAATGCCGAAAATTGCAGATTCGACCTGACGGGGAATACTTCGAGTTTAAATATGGGGAAAGGCATGACAACGGCTGGAATGGATATACTACCGATAAAGACATACCGAAATACAAACCGGGTAAATTTGAAATGGAGGTATAGGTGTGGAAGAACACATTGACTACCTAAAAAGCCAACTCGACCAAACGCAACGATGGTTAGAAAATGAATCAGAATTACGATCGGCAAACGTGGTCAATATGATAATAAAAGGCATGATTGAGACGGAACGACAAATAGAAGAAATGGAGGGGAAGGCATAAGCCTTTCTCTTTTTTTGTGCAAATAAAAAAGCCCCACCTGTTGAAGAGTGAGACTTGTCCTAATTTTTCAGGGTGTTATTTGAAGTACTGAGAGTAAAACGTTCATATATGTTGAAGGATTTAATTCGATACCAATGAAAAGTACAGATAATACTAATAACAGCCCAATAAAAGAATTAGTCAATTTTTTAATTACAATACCAGCCATTGAAAAAATCACTACAATCATTATAAATTGTGTAAGCATTTCCTGGATTGGTTCCAAAGAAATATTAATCATTCTGTTCTCCTTTCTGAGGATAGATCCTTCTCATTCGAGTAAGAAATCCTCGCTCTCTTATTCGTTTTACTGCAGTTATCCTAGTCTTTAATACGAGTACTTCGGTTTCTTCCCATGATGAATCTGTAATCACGGCAAGCCAATTTTCATTGGCACATTCAGCGAGATAGGCTCGTACATAGCCGATGACAATGGACTTCTCTCGTTTTAGACAGGACCACACTCGCTGGACTTGATGTTCGTTCATTAACTCATTTGAAATCATAATGTTTGTTTAATACCTTTTTAAACTTACTATACTAGAAAATTGGTTATTTTTGGAGGTTTTTCTTTCGTCAAGTTTCGACATTTGGGCAAATAAAAAAGCACCTGTTTAAAGGTGCAGACTACTAGAATTCTATAACAAAGCTAACATCCGAACTTTCGATCGCATACTTTCTGGCCTCTTCATTAGAAACACCCATTTTAGTTAAAGCGTAAACTAGTCCATTAGGACCTTCACCACCATAACCAGAGGAAAACCCTCCACTTAATAACATAGTCTCCTCTGTGCCTTCTATAATAGTTTCATATTCTACACTTTGACCGTCTCTTTTATGTGTTACGCGTTTTATGTCTCCTAATTTCCCTAAGTTTTCATCAAAAAACTCTTTTTGCTGACGAGTATTTCCATTAAAATTGCGAATCATAATTACCACTCCTAATAGTTGATAAGTATATGATTCGACATACATTTCCAAAAACCTCTTTAATTAGGAAAATCACACAATCAAAAAAGCACCTGGTTAGAGGTGCTTGAGTAGTTAATTCCAAATAGCTATGACGGCAACTATGACCCCTGCGAGTGCAAGAGCAGTAGTTACATAAAATTTTCGATCTTCTTTCCTTGCAGCATTAATTTTATTTTCGTAATCAGAGAATTTGTCACCAATTGTTTTCTCAATCTTCGTGTGAAGGTGATCAATTTTTTCAGAAAGAAGTTTTTCCTGAGATTCTAAACGGATTTCCATTGTTTTTTCGAGCGTGTCAATTTTTCCGTCTATATACTCTTTTGGATTGATTTCCATTTGGTCACCTCTTTCATTACTCATACTCCAAGTATCTTCAATCTTATGTCCTTTAAATTTATTTGAAGCAGTAAGTTCTATTACATTAGAGCTTGATTCGCTCATAACTTTATATCCAACTTCTTAAAAGCTAATTTTGTTTTAATCAGCTTATTGTGATCATGATTGTATAAGAAGTTTAAGTCACTACCATCTTCCACTTCATTTTCTGAAAAGGCTATTTCAAGGAAGTAATAATCTTCAATGAAATCACCTATATAATCTGATTCAGCATCGATAGCTAAGGGACATAGGAAGTTAAAGGAATCCTTACTTTGTAAATCTTCACTGCAATGAAAAAAAGCAGTTGATACAACTTCGGAACTAATCCCTCCAAGATGTTTGAAAAGATTTACATAAATATAAAAGTCTTTTGGGAAACTGTAAAAAGAGCTTTTAAGCTGATTTAACCCAGTTAACGTAAATTCCACATGGATATCAGTTTTACCATGTGGATTGTATTCTATGTATCCAGTTTCCTTTGAGTTGGGGCTGTATACTGAAAAATTTGATATTCCCGGCAGAAAATTTACATCACTCATTTTTCATCACCCTTAATAAATATTTTTTAATTATTGTCATTATACCTCATATTATTAAACTCCTTCAAATATATATATAAGCCCCACTCCATTAAGAGTAGGGCCTTGGTTTTTCTCATTCAGTTTTCCCAGTAATGTATCCACGATCGATTGCCACCCACAACACTTCATGAGAGTCTGCTTCAGTAAATGTTCCGGATTCGACTTTTTCACGCCATGTTTTAGCGAGAGCAGGATTCTTCTGTTCGAATCGTTTAAGCACACGAAGAATTGCATTCTTTCCTTCATTCGTAGAAAACTTCAGTATCTTTGTCACTGTGATTTCCTCCTCTTCTTTTTCAATTGGTTTGGATACACCTTTGACATCTTGAGTGCACGCTTGCAACTCTTTTTCTACATCCTGAATAAACGACTGTAGGTCCTTTCCAACAGCAGCCAATCCTTTTTTGGGATCAATCTTTCGGCCAGGATCCAAAATGTAATGTGCAGTAATATGTTTTCGTGGATTCAGATAATATGTGTAGCAAAGATATGCGTTGTACCACACGTACTTCTCGTAAGCTTTTATGTTATTAATTTTTCCGCCATAGCAAAGCTCGACACCGGCGGCTGCACGGTTTGCGTCATGGCCATATAGCGTATTGTCTACTTTCGTACCGAATAATACATGGTAAGCGATCTCGTCCAGGGGTACACACTCTATGATTTCAATATCATCGATAAATGTATGGGCTGAGGAGACCTGCAACAACGGCACTGAATTAGCCGTACTATCCATCCATCCAACATTACCGCGAGCTGAGGATCCTGGATTTCCGGAGTCGTGATCTACGATAAAGAAAACGCCCAGGTTTTTTAAACCTGGACGTCTGCGGGATTTATTCGGTAAATATTTTCGTGTAATTGGGAATTTCATAAGGAATGTCATTTTATTTTTCCTCCAATTCTGTTTCCTTTAGTTCCACGTCTACTTTCGTCCCGATTAGTTCTTCTCCGATTTGTTTCTGTAGCCTTGTAGGGATGCTTGGACTCGAGTCTATTACTTTTAGTTTTTCAGCAAGATTTGTAGGAACCAGCACATCTAATTGTGCTAAGTTTTCTAAAATCGACAATCCCTCATTCGCGATATAAAAAATGACGGTCGCATAAGTAACTGCGCCGCCCATACCAAGTATTTGATCAATTACATTTGCAAGGATTATTACTCCGAAGACTAATATCTTGCGAGCATATCCAAACAAACTTTTCCGACTCCACAAGTTGCCGTTTTTTATGGCTTTTGCAATTCCGGTCAAAATGTCAACAAACATAAGTAATGCCAATAAGTGAAGGAACTTCACGTCACCGAATAAGTAAAATCGCACAACATCCAAATGTTCCAAACTGAATCCTCCAGCGTTCAATAATAAAGTACTCATTTCTCAATCATCCCTTCGTTTTTGAATAAACAAAAAGAACGCCCGGATGGACGTTCTATTTAAAGTTATTATATTTGTTGAGATTTTATTATCGTTATACGTCTATCAGTTTCAATTGACTTATGTTCAATTAGTAATTCTTCCATTCTCAAATGTAATGTCAGATTGTTTAACTTTATAGATAAATATATAAACGATAATGTTATTCTTACTTTTGTTATAAAGTCGTCACTTGTTCCAAGACCGTAAAATGCGTAATCTTTTTCTAATTCAGTTTTTTCCTCTTTGGATAGAGGTGATACAATCTCATTTAATTCTTTCTCTGTGAAATTGAAATCAAGTTGATGTGCATATTTGTTCCGAAAATCATTTAATTTCATGATGGAGGAAAATAATCCTTGTTCAATTAATCCCAATGAATAAGCAAGTTTCAATTTATCTGAAAGATATCGGACATTTAATTTTTCTGGGTATTTCATACACTTATTTATTAGTAGATATAGTTCTTGTTCAATGTAAATATGTGCACGTAGTACAATTACAAGTAAGTCTTGATGATTTGTTTCATCCATAAATCTCTGTCTAGATTGACTGAAATCTTTTACATCATTTTGTTTTATTAATTCTTCTAAATCCATAAGAATTCCACTCCTCTTTTCATCCAATATTCGACAAAAGAGGAAGGAATCCTTTTTCGAAGACATAAAAAATACACCTCAATGGGTGTTATTGATGTTTCGTTTAATGATCCTGAATTTCTTCAATCCATAAAGAATACACCTTACTATTCTGAAGGTGCCTCTTCCTGTACCGGTATTCCATTAGGATACTTGATTGATAGCGTTTCTGCGGATTCCGTTTCGGTAATCCAGCCCTTCGCTAACGCATTAATAATTTGAGCCTCTGTAAAATTAGTTGCTGCATACGTTTTAATTTCTACATGATAACTTTCATTTGTTGCCTCAAAAGTTCTCATGCCATCGATGTAAATCGAATATGAATACCCTCGTACTAATCGTTGTCTTAGTGTCTCTGCCATTTTCTTATGCCCCCAATGTCTCAAATATGAAATTTATATCATCTTGCATTCCTGCATCCCTTGCCTTTAAAATCTCGTTTTCTGCTTCTAATTCCGAAATTTTCACACTAAACGGTTTTTCCGGAACAATTTCATTTCCTGGATCAGTCGGATCTGGATAACTAAACTCCAATTCCTTCGTAACCACATTCACACGATAACCTGTACACTCAGCAAAATCCTGTGCAAACGATCCGAATGGTAATTCGAGAACGTCGAATGTGTCACGGTTACGTTCGGAAAGTGCTTTATGAATTAAAACATCTTCTTCAACCGTTGTTTCTCTAATACCAAAAGCATTTTGTACAGGTAAGATATGCAAAATCACTTGACCTGTTAATTTATCAAAGTAAAGTTTTCTTGGTAAGTTCAACGTATTACCTCCTATTCTTCTGCATCCCAAATCATTGTTCCCGTACTAAAAGCTTGTACAGTGAATCCGTTGGCGGTAAACCCTGTAATAGTAGGAAAGTTTGAGTTAGTTAGTAGCACATCTTTCATAGCAACCTCAAAACCATTCACTGTAATTCTTGAATGGAGACCTGTACCGTAAACCCCAACGGATGAATGAGCATGAACATTTCTAGGCTTAAAAGGTAGACCAGAAATTGTATTAACTCCCGAAACTAGAGACACTGTTCCACCAGCTACCTGTTTAACAGGCAACGTAGAAACTGCACTCGCCATAACCTCAAACGTATCTGCATCATTCACCGCCCCACCTTTAGCACGAATAGCCGTACCTAACTTACTCTTAACCGCAGGTATATACGTTGTCTGCACGTCCTGTGTCGCTTTCACGGCACTCAATACGTCAGCATCGGTTGCAAGTCGTTTTTCGAATGTGTAAGTGAATACTTCGCTACCCATTTCTATAGTCAAGGTATTCTCAGATATACTTTCTACATACGGATATTTAGCGGCTATGTCCTGCGCAACGGATAACGTTACGCCTGTTGTAAAACCGTCATATTCTGCTTTTGAAATCTTGTATGTTCTGAAACCACTTACTTCTAATTTATCTCCTGCGGCTCCTTGATACGCCAATTGGGAACTGTATAATCCAGTCGTAGGCGTACCCACTACTTTTAATGCGCTAATAATTGGTATCGTTGTACCAACATTAGCAACGCTATAACCACCTGTTTTCGCGGTTATTTTTTTCGATGATGATACACCGCCATAAGACTGCGCCATTTCTAATCCTGCGGGTGTGTTTTTCGCTTTTACGTCTACAATGGATATGAAATATGTTTCTGCTAACTCCTTGATGGCAGATTTTGGCGTTACATATATACCGGATGCATTATTGGCCGTAAGTTCCACTAATCCTTTAGATAGGAAATTTTTTGTAGGCAAATTGGAAACTGTGAAATTCTGATTAAACTCCGCTAACGTAGAAAACGCGCTTAAGCTACCTATCAAATTCACAATATTGTATTTCCCATGCTTCACATCATCCCATTGCGCTTGCGTCAATCCTGCGGTTAAACTCTGACCACTCGTTGCGGTTTTCGTGCCGATTGTAACACCGTTCACTTTTTCGGTAATTGTGGACATCGCACCGTCTGTCGTGATTGCGTAGGCGAGTATGTTTGATGGTGTCGTTTTCTGACCGATTGAGCCTTGCGGTACGGAAATTGTCGTGACCGTCCATGTTCCGCTAAATAATACGCTTGTAGCACCTTTTCGGATTGTCAACGGCACTGACATATTCATCGTTAAATCGAATAAGGAGGACGGATTCGTCCCTGTACCTACCGTAATTGGCAAACCCCATGTATCACCATTATTCGTTGATTCGATGCGTTTCGTAGTACCTGCATCATCGTAAGTAATGAACAATTTACCCGATTTATTTGTGGTCAATGACCCGTTGATACCAGGAACAAGTTTCTGCATCGCTGACCACGAAACACCGCCATCAAATGATTTACTGAAACGGATATATTTTGTTGTCGGATGAGTTGCATCGAATCCATCCCACACATCGGCAATAAGACCATTCGATAATCCGTTGATGGATTGCGGTACGAATATCGCTGATGGGTTGGATTGGATATAGGATTCAGATAATTGGTATATAATAGTTTCCGAAATCCATGCACTTCCTGTATACCTGTCACAACTGATAACACTTCCAGAAGTATAGACTTTCTGGAGTGTAATAATTGGTAAACCATCCTTTACTACAACACTCGGATTGGATGAATTAATCGAAGTGGAATTATCGAAAGTTCTTTGTTCAACTACACCCCACGCAACGCTACCGTCTGTGGCAATCGTTCCTTTTGCGTATCTGATGTTGAATGAGTTGGCGTAGGTTGCGTTTTTACTCGCCCATGTTGCGTGTAGTTCTGTGCCTGCTTCGTTCTTTTCAATCGAAATTCCACTAAACGCCGTCTGCGCAATATCTATCGTAATATTAGGTGACGATATATCAACATCGGTTTGCGTAGTCGCTTCAATCGTTTTGGTATAAACCGCGGTAGCAGCTGCAAATGTAAAAATTACATGAATTTTCGTTCCTACGCTTGTAAGCGACCATTGAGCATTCGCTTGGCTTAGGGATATATAACAAAGTCGTGACCACGTTGAACCGTTATTTTGTGATTTGTAAAAATGAATCCCCGTGCCACTTTGCCATACTGCGTTTATCAGCCACCCATTACTCAACCGAACGAGTTTACGTCCTCCATTTTCACTCGTATCATCTGCTCTAGCAACCACCGTTGCATCTAAAACTGTTGGCATTTATTCACCTCCTAAGCTCCTAAAATCGTGTTAACGCTTGAAACTAAATTACCTCTAGCACCGTTGAATGCTAATCCAATTTCTTGCAACGCACCTTCTGTGTTGGGTGACGTATAGTAGTTTCCAGCATCGGTAATTGACAGCTGACTCGCGTTTGATGGAATCGTAGGCTTGTTTGTTAAATCTGTGTAACTACCGCTGAAGCTTGATTTGCCATTAGCTAAATCATATGCGGCTTTCACGCTTTTTGCCGTTGCTGCCTTCGCGACCGATGAACTTGATGTGGAGTCTTCCAACATCACAATCCCTTTTACTGTTGTGGAAGCGTCAGAAGGTGATTGAGCATTTTCTTGTCCAGGTAACAATTTACCTGTTAATGGATCTATAAGAGCAACGTTTTCGTCAATCTTTCGAAAGTTTTCGTTCAACATCGTTTCTATATTGAATGTATCCGCGCCATCCATTAAGGGATTCTTTAGATACAAATCAAGATTAGTTGTGTTTTCTGGCATCTATACTGCACCTCCTGCGAATTTATTGAGTGTTAATGTTTCTACCTCAGCGAGTGTCATGACGTTGTTTATGTCCTGAATTAGGAGATATTTAAAGAAGTATTCAATGACCAGGTGAGCAGGAATGATCTCTCGTAAAGCGTTCTGCACATCAGTAAGATTTGAAGGAATACCTAAATTTGAATTAAAACGGATTCCAACTACACCTGGCCCATCTGTGACCTCAATGTCCCCGTTATACCAGGACTCCGCGACATTCTTTACAAGGGTTGCAGTTGTGACACCAGTTCCCCTTACCTTTGATTTCAATACAGAACGACGTTGATCGATAGGCTTTGTGGAATCTACGAAAATACCGAAAGTTTTTTCCCATCTTTCTAGACCCCAAGTGGCGGTGTCTAGAAAGAACTGTTCGAGCACGCCATCAACCGAATTTTCAATGTCTGTCATGACCACCGTATCCGCATGCACCAGCTGCACAAAATCTTCAATCTGCTTATAGAATGAAGGGAGCTCTTTCCAAAGCTCCTCTTTAACCTCTTCTACAGTCTTCATGTGAAACTCACCACGCCTGCTACTCCCACTTCTTCAAAGGTAGGTTGAATATTGGCTGTACTACCATTGACCAGAAGGTTTGCGAAATCAATGATTGGTGGAAGATCTAAAAGAATATTCGCTATCCGTGTATAACGGATTAGTTCAGGTGCTCCGGTCACTTCGTTTGTGACAAAGGCTACTGATTTTAAATACTCTTCAAGCCCTTCAGTAAACTGAGCTATTACGTCCCCTAACGTTGCGCCAGGAGCCAGTGTCAATGTAGCGGAAACATTGATGAGTTTTGTTGTTGCTGAGGTAACAGTCACCTCGGCTCCAATCGGTCTTTCACTCTCGATTAAATCCCTTGCTGCCGTTACAACAGAACCGTCAACAGGTGTGCGTTCTTCGCCTAATAAAATAACCTTTACTGTGTTCGGTCCATTCCACAAAGGAACGACTTTTGCAGCGCCTACACCTGGAACAGATAGGGCCCATTGTTCATAATGGAAAGCGTTGCCGCTTGTCGCTTGTTTCTGTACACGGATAGTAAGTCGATTTCGTAAGCTTTCATCTGATTCGGTATCAATCGCTGTAGTCTGTACCCCCGCCAGAGTGACTGAACCTAAGTTCTCTATCGGCTCTAAAGGAAGAAGCTCTCCCATAACGTTATTACTTTCCGTTCCTGTCTGTTCTGCCAAAAGTTGATAATATCCTACAGAAGTTCGTGCAGTTGAGGTGAATATCAAATTATTAATAGTGAATCTGGTACCTATTGGTATATCTAAACGTGCTCCTGTTGCATCTTCAATAATTGCAAAACGGACTGCAGACGTGGCAATCTTTCGGTAGACACCAAACTCTGCGGCACGTCTTGTTAGATTTTCGCCTACCGCTGTATCAGCAAAGGTAAGATTCATGAATACGTCTAGGTACGAATAGAGCTCTGCCATTTTTGGAGCGATGTAAACCGTAGCCGAATAAATGACCGACCCTTCTCTCTTATCCAGCGTGTCTGGAATAAGTTCGAGTATTTCATCTCTAATGGCTTCAAATGTTCTTTCCTCAAACAATCGTAATGCCTCCTTTCAGTACTTCAACATCTCCATAAATCGTGATAGCTGTAAATGATACGGTTGCGTTATCTCCATCAAACTCCAAAACGAAATTCTCAATATCTGTTATCCGTTCATCTTGAAGCACCGTCTCTTTAATTCTCCTTGGAAGTTCACCAGCTACGAAAAGCCTTTCACGACCTATCATGTTTTCAAATCCAAAATCTTCAGAGTAAATTAAATGAGCAAAACGATCTGTGCTTAATGACACTAATATAGATTGTTCAATGGCTTGTCTTCCATCAATGAATCCTGTAATTCTGCCTTTGATCAAATCAATCTTGTAAGTTCTAGTGGGTAAGGAAGATTCATCTAACACTTCAACTTCTTCGTTAATTGAAAACTCTCCTAAAGGAAGAACCATTATTCCACCACCTTATCTAAGACTACAAATTGATGGCCACCTTGAACGCGAAGTAATACCACTTTGTCACCTTTTTTTAAACCGGTTCGAACTGGTGTTTTCGCTGAAAGTGCTGAAGAACCACCATGATCATGCTCTAAATCAACCTCATATTTTGTTACTCGTTCCGTCATTATCAAGAATTCTTTTGTAAGCTTTAGCTTCTGATGAATCTCTATTTCTATTGGATTGTCTTTTGAAACCGTACCAATTAACACGTTAACTGGATTACTAGCATTAAATGCATTCAAGGCTATTCTTTTTATAACATCAATATTCACTAAATCACCTTCACTTCTAAAGACATCGTGTGGACTCCGGCACTCCATTTATGCGAACATTCATTTACCAAGAAATACTCTTTAATCCCTAATTTTTCAATGTAAATTAGAATAAAGCTACCAGCACGAACTTTCCAATGTCCCAAACAATCTACACTTAATGATTTGGTTTCACGATTGCGAAGCTTTATAAAGCGATCTAAGAGGTCTTTGATTTGCGCTTCAGTCATGTTCTCATCGACCTTCTGAAACACTTGCAATCTACCCCATTTCGCAATGTTCGCACTGTCTTGTGCGATATACACTTCACGTTTACCTGTTTTCTTGTTGTCATGTACAAGTTTCACTCGGTTATATGTTTCTTCATCAATTGATTTTTTATAATTAAAATCAAAAAGCAGACTACCCTCTCCGATAAAGAAGTCGTCTGCTGCAATTTTCATATTATTGATGTTTCGTAAATCTAAAGCACCAAAATTATCAAACAAAACAAAGTTTCGATTGGTTGCAATCAATGTTGAATCGAGAAACTTTGTAGCGACATCTAATGCTTTTTTATCATCCTCAATTATTCCAGGTACTTTATAACCTGTATCTTCTAGTATTCCGATTTTTAATTTGGCATCAGACGCAATTTTTTTAATAGCAGTTGTAGCAGTAGTCGATGGGAATACAAAAGTGTCGTTATACATTAGGTACTTTAATTGGTCATATGCTTTAACGCTCACTGCGCCTTCTTTTTTGAAGCTAACTTCAAACACGTAACCATAAAAAACTTTTTCTTTTCCATCCATAACACGGATTACGTCACCACTATTTACAGGATGCTTTAATGGTTCAGTTAATATTAGGTCTACATTTAGAGCCCCAACTTTACCAATACGCGCCGTTTTCCATTCAACAGAAGATACAGGCATATCCCAAACCGTACCATTGCGATTATCAATTAATACTTCCATTGATCACTCCTCATTTCGGTGGGAGTTTAAGTTTCAAACCAATCGGTAACGACCTAAACTGACTATCTTTGATTCCATTTAAATTGGCTATTTCTCGGAATCGAGAGCCATTACCAAGAAACTTTTGAGCAACCTTCCAAAGACTATCCCCTTTAACAAGAGAGTACGTTTTCGGCTGCGGTTTAGTATTCTGTCTTGCCGGTGTTGTTTTATTTATAACCTGTGTTTTAGATGTTGCAGACTTTTTCACAACTTTCATCTTTTGTGGAGAAAAGGAGACATATTTTAAAAGTGACAGTGTGAAATTCACATCAGCACTTCCACCAGTCTCGTCATAGTCGAATTTTTCAATTGTCACTAATTCATTAATTGAAAATGAGCCATCTACATAAATGTACCTAACAGGCATTTTATTCAGTTGCCATCTTTTTATCGTGTCGATATAGTATTGCGGATCGCGATAAGCGGATGATGAATATTGAGAGTCATCAGATGGAAAGTAAGATACTAATTCGAAACTTTCAAGCTGAACATCTTTTGGAACATTAATTTTTCCGGCCTTGGATATTGAAAACTTTTCACCATCACCTGAAATTGAACCACCAACCTTTTCAGGATTAATCGGTAGTCGGAAGCCTTCCTGATCATTGTTGGCACTGAAATAAATACCATGCGCCATTATGCATAAGCCCCCTCTACCGATTCATTCATACTGTTTGTAAGACTTTCGTTTATCTTACTAAGAAGCTTGTCGATATCAGCTTCTTCACGAATGTTCATATCGCCAAAAGTAACTGAAGGTTGGAGTGTTACGAAGTTCTGAATAGAACGAATATCCGCCAACTCTTTCAAAAGCTTCAAATCTTCATCGGAAATACTAATATCATCATCAATTTTTCCAATAGAGTCCAATTTACCGCCAGTCGGATTCTTTCCTTTTGCCCCGCCGTCAGCCCCTAATAGGTTGCTCGGAATTGCTTTTAAATTTGGCATAGCTGTATTATCTGATGACTTGGGTGTAGAAAAACTAGGCATCTTTAAATTAGACCCTGCAGTTTGCCCAGCTTTATAAGCTCCTGGTAGGCTCTTTAAATCCATGCGCGAAATACTAACTACATCTTTACTGCTAATTGGAGCTTTTAAATTACCTGCCAGTGATTTAAGACCATTAGATACTACACTACTCGCTCCGGCACTCAACTTGCCGATTTTTCCTATTTCAACACCTGGAATGAGATTCAACGCTGCTGAAATCCCGTTAATGGCACTGATTGCAATGTTTGCCCCATTCACAAATGCCTGTCCTAATGCATTTGCCACATTATCAAACGAACCTCCTATTGCGACCATGTGATTAATCACAGACATGGCTAAATCATAGAATAATTTTTGGACTGCATACGTTGGATCTATAAATACATTCACCAAAAACTCAGCAAATGTTGCAATTGCATTCCATGTTATTGCGATGATGTTCCAAATTACCGCTCCCAGCGCGTAGAATAGACCTCCTACAAAACCGAGAATTTGTTCTGTGGTCACACCGAAGTACATGAGAATCCCGATTAAAGCAATTACGGCAAGGATTACTAATGTGATTGGCCAATAAGCAATTGCCCATGCAGCTGCTTGTGCAAGAATGGGTTCGAGCATCAACCAAAGTTTTATTAACATGAAGTTAAAATAACCAATAATCACAGGGAAATAGACGGCAATTAATATAGCTAAACCTGCTGCTATTACTGGCCAATATTCTGCCACTGCATTAAACGCAGTGTAAATGTAGCCCATGAAGTCAAGCAAAATCATTAACCCCGCCACGCTCAATGTGACGAAGCTCATAACTTGACCTGAAAGAGTAGTGAATGTATCCGAATTTACAAAGTCATTGAAACGAACAAACAAAGGTTCAAAAGCAACTTTTGTTTTGTTTGACATTGAATTCATCGCCTGTCCAAATGTTAATGGCATGGATTCGAATTTTTTGTTTGTTTCATCTGCTGCTGCAAACATCGCATTTTTGATTACTGCAGCAGTAATCTTTCCTTCTGAAGCCATCTTCTTAATACTACCTACAGGAACCTTCATGTAATCTGCAATATTTTGGACGATTGGCTGCGCATTATCGAGAACAGCATTCAATTCTTCGCCCTGAAGCTTACCTGCTGCCATCGCTTGGGTTAATTGAAGCATTACAGAGCTAACACCTTCCGCGGAAGTACCAGCAATTACAAACGTCTTGTTAATTTGTTCGCTGAAATTGATTAAGTCCTGATTTGATGAAAAAGCGGCAGAGGCTTGCATGCCCAATTTCGATACAGAATCCGCTGTTAACTGATAGACGCCTCGAGAACGCTGAGCTGATTGGAAAATCATATCCTGCAATTGCTTTGTTGTTTGTAAACCATCATTCATGAGATCTAAACGAGCCTTAGTTGAAACAGCTTCATCCGCAGTTCCTATGAATTTCTTAAACCCTTCAGTTAAGCTTTGGAGCGAAATATAAGCTGCTGCGGCCCCGGCAAAACTCGCGAAAAAGGTTTTTACTGAACCTGTCGCATGGTAGGCGGGGCCTGAAAGATTAGCCAAATTATTACTGAGCGAATTTACACCATTCTGTCCTGCTGAACTCGTAGCTGATTGAAAACGGGCCATATCAGCCGAAGCTGAATTAATTGATTTTCGCGCTTGAGCCAGTCCCTTTGTATCTAAGTTACTAGCTGAACTATCCATTTTCTCCATTACTCTGACGGTTTGATCCATAGCTCGCATCATTTTCATTAAAGGGCCTGTTAGTTTATCTTGAAGCGCCAGAGAGGTTTGTACTCCCGACATATCTCTCACCACCTTTTTTTATACAAAAAAAGAACACCATAAAAGGCGTTCTTTTGATTTATCGTATAATTTATAAATTGAATTCTTTTTGTGGTTCTTGGTTTCTGTAGTCAAACACAAGATCGTTTGGAGTTGTCGCTTTCAATTTTTTGTGAAGTTGATCATCGAACTTTTTGGTTACACCGGTCATCAAAGAAGGCATTGAGAATGTTATGTTTTTTAATTGCATATCTGAAGATACATATGACACCACATATAAATGTGATTTTTTAGTAGACTTCTTATTCCCAATACCGGATAAACCACCAAGAATCAATCCCGCTGGTCCAAATAACAATCCACCAGCAGCGCCGCGACCAATTACACTCTTGCTTTTTTCTACAAATTCCTCTTCTGTTGTCTGTAAAGTATCAATAATGTTAGTAAGCGGAATTGTAAAGGTTGAAGCGGCAATTTTTTTGAAACCGCTGAATCCTTTTTCAACAATAATGAAATTTTGGTCATCAAACGTCAATTCTATTTGAGCATTCAGGTCTTTCAATGGCAAACCATCAATTAAACTAACTATTGCTTTCATATATTTCCCTCCAATTGTTACCATACACACATTATACGGTAACAATGGTGGTTATATACTATATTATCGTCTAGGAATTTTAGCGGCTTCTGCTTTTTCTTTTTCCAATTGGACTTTAATACTCGCAATGACGAATGCTTTTTCTTTTCGAGGGAGATCCGCAAATTCTTGTGGAAACTTATTGAACCTGTGGAGAGCATAGTGAGCGTAGACGGCTTCACTGTCCAGTTCACCATCCTCTCCATCAATTAGTTTTTTGCTTCTTCGATTTCCTCATCCAAAGATGTATCAAGACCGCTAATCTCGATAACTTTTTCGAGGATTTGATTTGCTTCACCTACATAAAACAATTTGCCGTATAAGTTATCAGAACCCAATACTCCATATGAATCCTGTAGTTCCTTATCGTTTAAGTCAGGGTGTACAACCGATGCAATGCATAACTCTCGATTGTATTTTGTGACATCAAAAACGCGCTCCTGTTTACCTTTTCTTCCGGCTTTGTTTTTAAAGCAGCGCTCATTGATTTTATCAGCTTCCTCAGAAGGTACCGCACGCAATACAATCGCTTCCTCGAAACGATCAAGTTTCAGTGATTCATTTTCGATTTCTTTTACATTACCTTTTAAAAATGATTTAAATTTGCTCATGTTGATGTTCCCCCTATTAGTTCGTTACTTTGAATTGATTTAAGAAATCGAAGTCGTCGTACGTAAACGGAATTTCTTCTTTTAAAACGTCGTCTGCTTCACCATCAAGAAGTGCAATAGTAGCACTATCCGGGACGATGTTTTTAATAATCGTAGTCTGCTTTCCTGCAGCACTTGTTACATCGTCATTAACAACCATTGCGTCAAACATAGGTGATTTCCCGGTACGCAAATATTCAAGAGCCATCGCACGCATTTCTGGACGATGGTAGTAGACAGTCATGCTTCCAGTACCCTTCGCCCCTACAATCTTGCTACCGTCCATGCGAGCCCCAACTCGTTTTACATCTGCTTTGGTGTATTCAATTTTTGCATCGAACTTTGTAATCTCCGCATATTCCAAGGACAGACCGTTGATTGTTAAATAAAGAGTACCTTCTTTACCGCTTACTGCGTTTTCTGTGTGCATGATTCTCGTCATTTTTAAGCACCTCCCATTATTTACACGCTACAGTCATGTAGAGTTTTTCCATTGCGTCATTAAACTCGATTCCCATGTTAACTACTACGGCATCTTTGTCATTACCTTCGAAAATGGCAATGTCTTCAGTTACGTAATCGATTGAAGCACTTTGAACTAATGGGTCTAAAACAACTTTCATCAATTGTTGTTTAAACAAATCTCGTCCATTTGCATCATTTGTCACTTTTCCGATAAAGAAAGTGGAAAATACATGCTGAGTATTATTCGAGATAATATCCATGGCACGCACAATTTTGTTTTTTCGGAAATCCTTGCTCTTTTCTTGAGTGAAGGAACGGAATGTATTAATATCCTGTTCAACAACTACACTCCCGTTGTTGAATGTATAAACGATGTGGCCATCTTGCAAAGCTTGAACAATTTCATCATGCGTTTTACGTTCAGAATCAATCGCACCAGGGTATTCAACATATGTTAGTGAGTTAGTAGTAGCGTTAGCATAAGCACCTGCATAGAAGTAAAGTGACTCTTTTGCAGTTAACACTTCATTACCTTCAAGCGTCACACCATTAAGGACAGAATTTACACCTTCATGATCTGCAGAGTTGAAATTGTTAGTTACCAACGTTACATTTTTCCCTTGCTGTTCACGCCACTCTTTTACTTTCAACGCGTACAAAAGTTTAATCGTATCGTCGGTAGTCCCGACAGCAACCACTTTAAAGTCCTGTGTATCCAAACCAGAAACGGCCGTCGCATGTGATTCATTTGTTGCTGTTACAGTCGTACCACCCGCAAGAGTTAAAGTAGCATCTGCAACTGGTAATGCACCTGTATATGAAACGAATGCATTAGGTACCAATTCAGAAGTGTTTGCTACAACTTGAGAATCGACTTGATCACCATCATAAAAGGTCTTAACTGTTGAAGTACCGCCTAAACCAACCGTTACAGTAACGCGAATTTTATTACCATCAACACCGCCATGTTTTGCTGTGGTCACGAATGTTCCACTAGTCGCCGTTGCCTTTGAACCTACACCATTTAGGTTATAAACAATTACTTGTCCAGTAGCTTTAAATGCTTCGCGAATTGGTGTAATATCCCCTAGACTTTTACCAAACAACTCTTTGAATTTCGAGTTAGATGTCACTTTAATGAATTTACCAACTTCGCCCCAATCAAGAGCGAGAGGGATAACAACAGGACCCGCTGAATCCAAACCTGCGGCAACTAGATCGTTTGTTTCGAAGTTAATGTACGCACCTGGACGTACTTTGTTTTGAGTTTCCCAATTACCACCTGCCATTATTATTTATCCTCCTTCGGTTTTAAATCCTTCAATTCCTTTGATTTCCAGTCTTTTAATGTCGTAGCAACATGTTCTTTTGAATATGACTGTCCATCTATTAGTAAAACATTGAGTAATAAGCGCTCATTTGAATCTTTAGAAGCATCCAAAAAAGCTTCTTTGCTGTACTTGACAACAACCTCTTCTGTTTTCTCAACGATTTGTTTATTTTTGGTCAACGGTCACACCTCCTAATGATTGCATTGCTGTTTCGTCTACAACTTCACGTAGCAAGGCTTTAACTGTAAATGTGATAACTAACACATCATCTACAACTTGACCTTCTATTTGGTGAGTATGGTGCTTGTCAGCAATAAGTTGAAACTCAGTCTGGAACGTCTCAAGAACTAAATCACATTCACTTCTACGGTCTTCTGAAAGAGGAAAGTAGGTGACATTGATTGAGTAGGTTCGCGCGACTTGTTTACCCAGTAGTTTTTCTTGAGCGTTATTAAAAATGAGTACCAAAAAAGCAGGAGTTATTAACCCCTGCCGAATTGGTTCATCGTATACTTTTAGATTTCCAAACACTAACTTGATCTGTTGGATAATGAGAGATTTTAAATTATTCACCAAAGATTCGTCTCATCTCCTTTTCAACTTCCTTTTTCCACATGTTAGGTGCAATACGATCCATTTCATCTTTCGTCAATTTCAACATGAACCTTCCTTCTACCCAACCAATCGTTTTGCCAAAACGAACAATACGATGACCATTTTCAACGAATGAAGCGTATTCCAATTGGTTGTATATAAGAATGGTGTACGTATCGCCCTTTTTAACAATGTGGTACTTCCAGTTGTTACGTAAGTCACCCGTTTCTACAGGCGACATTTTTTTCACTTTACGAATAGCTAATTGAGCAATACGTTTAGCAACCTTCAAGTGTATCTCGTGTGAAGCTTTGTTTAATTCAATAAGATTCTGTTTCATGAGTTTCATTTCACTGAATTCAAAACCCATTACGCAAACGCCTTTCGGATTAAAAGCACTTCCTGGTGAGATACATAAACAAATGGCTCTTTTGCTGATTCGTATTTAGTACCATTAATGATGAAACCATCACCTGCAAGCACGTCATACGCTGGTGAAAGAAATAGCTTCACGTCATACTCAATCAGATTCGCATCACCTTGAGTTGAAGTGTTGAGTGTTGTGGAAGATGTGCGACACGGTACGTCAATGTGCTTTGTAACCCATTGCATACCATCAGCACCACTGGGTTTCGTGTATGGCTCATATCGCTTAATCTCTGCGGTCTTATCATACATATACTCAACAGCTTTAATCGCTTTAGCCATCATGTCACGAATAGTCATGCTACCACCTCATCTGGCGAAACTTATTCAACTGGCTTTTATAATCATTGATTAATTGCTCTGTTGTCAGCTCACTAAATGATGCACTTGTAGAACCAAACGAAACTTGAACGTCACCCTCTTTAATTGATTTAACAATTTGAGCTTCGTCTGGAGTTTGTTTCTTGATTTCGCCATTGATTAGATCAATTACCATATTCGCATGAACGAATGTTAAACCTGGAGGAACTGAAGCAATATTGCAGTAGGTGAGAATACTTTGTCCCACCTCTGCAACATGCATTGCTAACACTGTGTCGTCTGGAAGTTTATCCGCTGGCAGTTTTGCCTTAATGATTTCAAAAACATCCATGATTGCCCCTCCTTACTCTGTTGGAGCTTCCGATAATGCCTTTACAAGAACTTCTTTTTTAGCGTCTGCTTCATAGGAAATTTCAAGTCTATCAAGCTCTGCTTTTAATTGGTCCTTCGTCATTTTTTCGAAAGGATTAACCTCATCATCTTCAACAACTTCAACAATATTTTCGTTTACGTGTGCTTTATCCATCTCAAATTCTTCGTTAGGAGAATAAGTCTGTCCGTTATAACGAACTGGGACCTCTTTAACTTTTACTATCATAATGATTTGGCCTCCTCTTTATGCGATTGGTTGTGCTTGGAATACTTCGTCAGCTGCAGGGAATGATGGAATAGCTGTTGCTACTGCTTTTGTCCAAGTCGATACTGGATCAACGTTTTCCTCATAAACCATTGCTAATACATTTCCAACTTTAGAAATATCGATAGATGGGTCACGAGTTAAGCGGATTTCTTCAGCAGTTGGACCGAATAACGTTTCACCAAGAATGCCATCTCCGAACATAACGAATGAATTGTTAGGGAAGTAGCGGTTTAGTGTATACGTACCGTTTGCAGCTTGCTTACGGAATTTCGCATCATAGACTGCAATTTGTGGTAAGTCATGTTGCGCCATGAATGCATTTAAATCTGCACGAGATGCAATACGGCCTGAACCAGTACCAAACAAAGCAGAAATCACTTTCGGATGCTTAAGCAATGAGCTAAGCACCGCATTCGATGTTAACGCACGAGTAGCTGGAGATGCTAAAGCCGACTGCCAACGAATTAAATCATCTAATGGATCCGAAGAAGAATCAGTCCATAAATCGGTTCCTGCTAGAGCTTCTTTATTTGCTGAAGGCACCCCATAGTCAATAGCTGTGTTCAAGCCGTTCTCAGCTAGCGTTAATGTTCCTTTAGCAAGAACCTCCATACGCATTTGCTCGATACGAGCGTTAACACCAGCAACTAATGTGTCAATGTCGTTGTACACGTTTTTCATTAGATAGTTTTGTTCCGCTTGGTTACGTGGATTTTCTAATGCAATGATCTCTTTTTCAGTTACCGGGATTTTACGTTTAATTAATGCAGCCTCTAAAGCCATTTTGCTTGCTTCACGAGAACCAATCTCTGCTTCAGTATCAAAAGCATGTACAGAAGCAACTACTGGTGTACGTCCCGCACCTTTAATCAAATCAAATTCTAATGATTGCTTTTTCACTTCCGGGAAAAGTGTTGCTCCTAAAAGTGTTGGGTATTGACGGTCTTGAAGGTAATTTAATACCTCAGCTTGTTTAAATAGATCTAATACATTCGGCATAATTCATTTCCTCTTTTCTGTGGTTTTTATTTTATCGGAATGTGATTTTTGTTAATGCTGTTTTAGCTGCTGCTGCAGGTGCAACCGGTAATCGTAATTCAAGAATATAACCCTCTACGATTAACGCACCTGGTTGTGGCCCAGTTGTTACATCTACATCTGTTAGCAAGATACCTTTTGCAGTCGCATCATTTAAAGGCAGGATTGTTCCAGCTTTAACAATTTTACGACCATTTGCATCTGTTGCTACCCCAGCTTGTTCTACTTGAGTCGTGAACGATTGAAAATTAGCACTTGCTAAAAAATTGACTTGTGTAACTGTTTCTTTTTTGAAATACATTAAAATTTCTCCTCTCTTAACTCCAAATTGTTGTTTCTACTGGCTTACTTTGTTCATTGGCGCTTTTAGCAAAGTTTGCACCTACACTAACAGGAGGTTCATTCCCTGGATTGCTTCCACCTGCAGGTTTAGTTCCCGCAATCTTGGCACCCGGTGTTTCTGGAACAAACAAAAAAGACTTCGATTCTTGCAGGGTTTTAATCTGCTCATCCAGTCCTTTTGTGACGTTTCCGTCTGCGCCTAATTCAATTGTGTTCTTGTCGATAAGCGTTGCAACGAGATCAGCATCATGAACCTTTCCTGCTAATGCTAATTTAAGAGCACTAGTTAGTTGGGTTTCTTTGATTTTCGCTTCAAAGTCCTGCTTATCTTGATTGTACTTCGTTTCAAGCTCAGTGAATTTCGTTTGAAGATCCGCACTGCCCTCTGCTTGTTTCTTTAATTCTTTCAGGTCCTTATCACGTTGAGCTAGTTGAGCCTTTACATCATCCAGGCTAGTGGTTACATCGGTTAATTTCTGCTTATTCCCTTCAACCGTTTTGCCATGCTCACCCATGATTTTATCAATGGCTTCTTTCTCAAGACCTAAAGCTTCTAAAAATTCGCGTTTCATTTATCTTCCTCCTAGTGGTTTACGATTGTTTTACGTGGTTACGTCCACGAACCGCTTTGATAGTTAACGTCCACAAATGCTAAGATGACGAATTTGCTATTTAACCGATAGCTCGAAGATGATGGACCACCTTACCCTTTCCTGCGAGAGCGCATGAATGTATGAGTAAACCAGTGTGAATTTTTAGTTGCTCGTTTTGGCAGGTTATACAACACAGGTTTCCAATCTACGAAATGCTCTTGATTAGAAAATGCAGCCGGTGTCTTCGACCTACTTAACTTGTAAAGTATCTTCAAGATAATTGCTAAAATCGCTAACTGAAAGAGAATCAATGTCCATCACCACCTTTAAGTCAATTTGTTTACAGGAAACCTGAAGTGATCGTCTTGTCAAATTGTTTAATGACTTTACCGATGTCATGTACTTTTTTTGCATCTACAGTTACATGGGTAGTAGTCGAAGTAAGCCTTTGATGTTTTAACTCTTTCAAAATATCTTTCAGGGAATTGTCAATGGACTTCAAATACTTCTCTGTTTTATCCACTTGTACCACTCCTTTCGATGAATAGCGTATACATTTTCCCCACAAAATCCTGTTCGCTTACTTTTTGTAAGTTTTCGCTATGACTACGTTTCTGACTTCATACATTTTTTATACATTTCGCATAATCACATGAATAGCTGAAAGCCTTGATACGACTTATTTCTGTAAAAACTTTTAGTTTACGTAATAAGCTATTATGGGAAGCTACGATGAATAACGTATTCAATCTACTCGTATTGTTCGATCCACTTTTCATAAGTTATTGAATCTATTAGACCATCTTTTGACTGGCGCTTTTCTTGCTCCATGTACTCTGATTCATCGAACCAAGGAATGGTAGTTGTACGACAACGCACATGAAACGGATTAGCATTAATACCCGGCCGATAATCTTTAACGTTGTAAATCTCACCATCTTGCTCTCTACAAACGTTTGAAGTTTTCATATCAAGTGTTGCTAGAACCTCATATTTCTCTAAATCAGAATCAACATAACTGTTTTGAGCAGCTAGGCCATGAAAGAAATTAGATTCTGTTCTCACCAAGGCTTCAGCACGTGAATAAACAACGTCGGTCTTTTCCATAATCTCTTTTGTTACTCGACTAATTGAATGACCTGAAGCAAAGCTTCTCTCAAGCGCTTTACGAACACTTGCAATTGAATCGTCTTGATGTCCCCATATACGCTTGGAGAACTCTTTTCCACTCCAATTGTAAGTAAGGAGTTCTTTAATTGTTTCATTAGTTAAGATGTCCACCGTACCTGGTACACCAGCCATTGCAAAGTCATACATGAAATGTTGATAAGAACTCTTATACACTTCAGCCAATCCTGTATATGTGTATTCCTGCAGCCCTTTTGAGCCACCATATAGATCTAACATGGTCATTTCTATTTTAGCGTTCAGTGCTTCAAGTCTTGAGATACGAACTCGGAAACTGATTGCCTTTAATAAATTCTCATAACGAGGGTTGCCGGAAAGCGACATTTCACGAAAACGTTTAAGGTCGACTTCATTGAATTCTTTCAGTTCCTTCGATGTAAGGTACTTCCTTGCTTCGGCTAATGTAATATGGTTGTCTGTTGAATAACGAGCATAGAACGCATCAATTTGACGAATTACATCTTGTTGAGCTTGGCGCAAACTATCATCCATTCGAGCAAGATACTTATCAGCTATGATCTGTGATTCAATCTCACGTTGTATGGCTCGTTCTTCCCAATACTTAGGCATCAGCCTTCACATCTTTCGCCGGGACCTTATTGAAAGTATCTTGATAACCTTCAATTTCTTTTTGTTCTTCTGCCTTTTGTTTATCAATTCGTTTTTCAACTTCATCTGTGTACCAAGGATGGTTTTCTCTAATTGTTTTATCATCGAGAATACCAACTGAATTAGAACAATCAGTGATTACTTCCGATTCATTGATGATGATGTCACGATTGAAAATGATATCCGCTGATTCTTTTGTGAAGTCTACATTTTTAGTCATAAGTAAATATTGATTCACAAACCACAAGAGATGTTCAATTGATGATTGGAATTCTGACTCTAGAATATTGCAATCCATATCCAAATCAGAATAGCGATAGCGTAAAGCTACACCAGAAGCGTTTCCTAATTCAGAATCTGTAGTATCAACACCACGACCAAATTCATAAATCGATTTACGGTCACGATCTAATTCTTTCTCAGTTGCATCAGTTTGAGGAGTAGCCTGTAGTTTATCTACATCACCATTTTCATCAAGCTTAACTGCTCTATAACGATTTAAATCGCTAATGAATTCACTTAAACTGACTCCGCCGTAATTCACTAATTTGTAAATGAATTGAGGTATGTCGGCTAATAAATCGGCATTTGTTGATGCTTGAGTGTTGTAGTTATCGACTAATGACTTGATCGAATCAATTAATGGCTGCTCTTCCTCGTTGTACTTAAACGGAATTAAAGGAATACGTGTCCATAAGAAAGGTTTATCATCGATTGTGAAGTGTTGAGTTGATTCAATACCTGCTGGCACGTCTGCAATCAGTTTCACACCATCAAAGACAAAATAGTTAATTCCATTTTCATGGTGATACTCTACCTTTTCCTGAACTTCCTTTTTCCCATTCATGTATATCGTTACTTGATACACTCTCAAGAAAGATGCAATTTCTGTATGCTCATCATCTTTCCAAAACGGCAATATCTGTTCGGAAGGAAACTTCTTGAATGATAGCAGCCCTTCCTCATCGATATAGGTATACAGATACGCAATACCTTTGTTGATGGCCTCTTTACCAGTGTTCTTTAATTTCTTCAAAAACTTGCGGTTAAAAACTTCTTTTAGCTCTTTTGCATAAGCTTCATTTTCTGTAGCAACCGTCGGCTCTTTAGATAATAAGTAACCAATCTTCTGATCTACTAATTTCTTCGCAAATCCATGTTCTAACTTAACGTTCGATTTCCAAGAAATATCCTGCACTTTATCTCTTTGGATATCTGTTTTGTTTAGGTAATAAGCTTCCCCGGCGATCATTCCTTTGCGAACATCGCTTGCTTGCCAGTCTTTTAAATCTTTTACTAGCATCTCATTATCAGAAATAACACCATCTACCATATTTCTTACGATGTCATTTAACTGTTCGTAATAGGGCTTTCCGAAAATGTCTACAACCGTCATCTACTCACCTCATTTCAATACTGAAACAGAATTGTCGTTATAAAGTATTGTGTTTACAAAATAACGATCCGCATCCATTTGATGGTCATTCTGTTTAACTGGTTTGTCTTCTCCACGTTCCATTGCTTTCTCATCCCATACATACGATGTAATTTCACGTAACGACTCTTTGCAGCAGTCGTTGTATTTAATTAACCCGGTACTCAATGCTGTGGCCATGTTACGAATGCCTTCTAATACATCATTCTTAGCTTTTCTTACAACCCAACCACGTTTCTTTAGCAAAATAATAAAAGAACTTGCCGATGGATCCACGACGATTACTTTCGTCAGTCCATTTACAAATTCCTCAAGATCTTTTGCATATTCATCATCTGTTTTTTGCACTTTCTTTTTGCGAGCATCGTGGTGATACTCTTTAACTTTGTACCAGGTGCCGTCATGCAATCCCCATAAACCGAATGCCATCGGGTTTTGTGTACCATAGTCACAGGAAACGTAGTACTTCGAGTATTTCCGTTCAGTCGTTTTAACTTTATTTCTGGCTTCTTCGTACATACTGAAGATGATGCCCTCGGCCATAACCCATAAGCCCAGGATGAACCGCTGATAAAACAGACCGCTATACATACGTTTGTAACGATTCTTTGTCTTCTCATCTAGTGAGAGGTTATCATCCATCGTAAAGTGAATGTGCAGCATCTTTTTGTCTTTTCGTTGGTCTAACCACTTCTCTTTAAACCAATGATAAGGACCAGCAGGGTTACAGTTATACCAGAACTTAGCACCCTCAACAGAACATCGAGCGGTAGCTTGAGAAACAAATGATTCAGGCATTAATGCAACTTCATCGAAGAACATACCAGCAAGTGTTATCCCTTGAATCAAGTCTTGAGAACCTTCATCTTTTCCGCCAAACACATAGAAATGATTGGTTTTCCCTTGGAAAGACACCGTTAACATGTTATCTGCTCGATGATCTTTTACAGTGTAACCTCTCGCCTTTAACATTCGTTTAAGAGGAGTCACTACGTTACGACGAAAGGAACCAATTGTTTTACCGGCCATCCCGAAATTTTCATCTTGGAACATCTCCATTGCCCACATAACGTAGGATAGTGACATAACAACCGTTTTACCTGCACGTACTGACCCGTCGCAAATAATACCATCTTTATCTTTATGAGGTGAATTTGGTTTCCACCACGTTAATACCTTCAGTTGCTTCTTAGAGAATGGTTTGAATTTGAATGGAGCAGGTTTACGTTTCTTGCTCATCATCACCACTCCAAATCTCTTCAACCTTGCCGTTTAACGCTTCTATGAAACCATCATCCTCGTATTCTTCTTCCTCATCACCACTTATTTTAGTGATTTCTGCTTTTGTTCGTACAATGCCAATTTCCATTTGCTCTAGATTCAATCGGCGCTCATCATGAACATGGGCCTGCTCATCAAACTGTTTAATCAGATTCCGAAGCTCTGCCATAGCCCGGGACTGAACGCTTAAATAGGCATAATACTGTTCATAGGCAAAAGACACTTTGTGCGACTCGCTGCCTCCTCCTTCACCCCAGCTACTTCCTGACTCTTCTTTTAAATGATCATCGCCACTAGAAACCCACATTACTTTTTGAGCACGGATTATGGCAGTGAACTGAATAACAATCTGATCCCAAATTAAATCAATTGGATCCGCCTGTCTCACTTCATCCATTATTTCCAAAAACTCTTCTGGGAGGTGCCTCGCATAGAAACCATGTTTCAGAGCATTTGAGTTTCGTTTCGGAGGAGCTGCTTTTCTGTTACCGTTGTTCCCTTTAGCATTGTCATTACCAGAAGGAGCGCCACGTTTTTGTTTAGTAACGTTACCTTTCGCAATAGTTACGTTACCTTTCATTTGTTCATCCCATTTGTCTTGATTCTTCCACTTACGTATTTGAGTATCAGAGACATCTAATTCAGCAGCAATATCTTTTAATAATTTCTTACCATTCGATTGCTTATAAATTTCAAATGCCTTGTCACGGACTGGACTTCTTGCTCTTGCCATTTAATTGATCACCCACCTCCGTCATGCTAAATGCTTTTTAAGACATAACAAAAAGCCACACCCCGAAGGATGTGACCAAGCTTAATAATTTTTTATAAATACAACTGAATTTTGAGGTGCAATAAAAATTACTTCACCTAATTCATTGTAAAAATAATATGCATCATTTAAATATACGATTTCAGAAACATTTTGAACATCTTGTGTTGATGTACCCTCTGTTCCATAACTTACTGCTACTTTATAATTCACTTATTTCACCTCCCACTGACAATATTCGCCATTAATCTCAGGAAGTCCTTTAATCTAACGCTATATGAAAGGAATTTCCTGATTTTTGTCGAAATGTAAACTTAAAGGAGGTGAAGTTTAAATGGATATGCGATATGTCAATTCCTCAAACTTGGTGAGAGTTGGATATGATGCATCAGATCAGACACTTAGAATTGAATTTCGAAGTGGCACTTATGACTATTTTAATGTTCCTGCTCATGTCTATTCTGGTTTATTAAATGCATCTTCTCATGGAAGTTATCATGCGCAACATATTAAAGACGTCTACGGATATAGACGCCTCTAATCTTGGTTTACAATAATAATTGCCGGTCCAGTGAAATGTTGTTCTCCTTGACCGGTTGTTATTGTTACTTTCTCGTATGGTTCAATATTCAGGTGAGCTATTCCTTCTCGCTGCAATAATTCATCTGTTATATCTTTTGTAGATTTTTCCAAAGTCATACCACCTTTTTCTTTTTATTATGTGTACCCTAGTAAATTTTATTCACAACTCAACTCAATACCAACAGAAAAAACGCCCAGACGTTTGCCCAAGCGTTTTATTATTTCTTATTTTGTTTTACTAACTTAGTATAACCACCAACACCACTACCCACGCGTTACTGAATACTCCTTATTTAAAGAGTACCACATCATGTGTCAATGGTGCGCGCATCATTTTGTCACATTTTGCAAGGATGTTTCTAATATACCCGTCCGAGTAATTAAGTTCCTTCGCAATCTCTTTTGTTCTCATGTTTTTAACGTAACGCATGACCGTGATTTTATGATCAAGACCAGTTAGTTTGTCTAAAGTTTTTTCATAATCTTCTTTCATTTCGTTGTAATGTTCCAAACGTTTTAAAATACCATGTTTTTTGTTATGAAGGTGCTCAATTCGCTCGATAGCTTCTTTAGAACCAAAATTGTGAGCACCAACGCTACCTAACATGATTCCACCTTTACCGAACCAGTAATCCATGTCTGCATCGACTCTTTCTAAATCCAATTCAATCAATTCGATTTCGGTGCAAAGGTCTAGATAGTTTAATATTGCTCTCATTTTCCTATCCCCTTTTTATGAAATAAAAAAGAGGACACCAAAACAGCTATGTGCTGTTGGTGTCCTCCTGTTTACAGGTTGGACTAAAATCTATATTCAAATTCACCATTGTCGCCAACTATTATTTCTTTTTTGTACAATAACTCGGCTAAGGCTTCGCGATACAAAATAATATGATTAGGATATTTCATCTTAAAGTAATCCTTAATTTCATTAGTTTGATGAACAGAATTACTTAAAACAAATGCTACTATTTCATTTTTGGCTCCCGAAAATTCTTTACTATTTCTCATGTTATTAAGATTTTCATTATGCGAGAAATTATTTTTCAATAATTCTTCAACTTTTTCATAGAATTCTTCAGGTTTGTCATCTGGTTTAATACCTTTCATTAATTCATGTAAAGAACTCAACAAAGTTAAATTTTCATTATTCATTCCTTCAATCTTCGTTAAACCTGTTTCTAACTCTTCTGAGAAACTAGAAGATTTATCAACAATTTTTTTAAGTTTTTCAATTTCTTTTTTCATATCGTACACATTTTGTTTTTGCCCAGAAACATCCCAAAGTGTAATCAGAATCGCAATTATAGCAAGTACAATCGAAAGTAAAAGACTTGCATTAGAAAGACCAGTAATTGCGGTTTTTTGATTAAAAAGTGCTAGTCCCCCTACTAAACATGAAATAGCAATTAAAAATGAAATACAGTACTTAAAATGGATCTTTAATTTAATCAAGTTAATCTCATGTGTATTATCATCGTTCAAAACGCTTCCCCCTCATCCCACTTAACGCGGGTCACCTTTCCTTGATGTGTGGTAATTTTCGTTTCTGCAAAAGCTGGTAGCTCAGAGATCTTCGCTTTTCCTTCTGATACAATAATCACACAATTAACAGGTAGTTCCATTATATCAATATTTAGAAATCCCTGGGAATCTATTTTTACATCTTTCATTCTCATTATTAATTCTCCTCACAATACATTTTGTAGTACTATTTAATTAGTAAATTTTACAAGGTGGTGAAATCGTGGAATACACGAATATGTTTGAAGGCGTAAATTTTAATCAAATGCAATTTATCTGGCCTCTTATTATCCTTTTTGTTACTATCATGCTTTTTGCATTTATTTATAAACTTCTGTTTCAATGGATATTGCCACGCGGAATATTTAATTTCCTTATAGGTCCAATTTGTTTATTCGGCTTTTATGTTTGGTTGATTCCAATGAATTTAGGTTTTTATGAATTCTTTAAATGATTCACAAGGGTGCTTTTTAGTTACCCTTGATGGAAACCTTTTCGTTGATCTGTTCGGTCATAGTTCATTTTTCTCCTTCGATATTACAATTGACTATTATGTCGAATAAAGTAGTTATTTTCATACCTTGTTCCCTACTATTACCATTTTTGTAATGTTATAATAGATTAAATATTCAGAAAGGGGGATCGTAATATGAAAATGAAAATTAAACTTTTTGTATCTGCTTTATGCCTTTCAGTAGTTTTCGTTGCACCAAGCGTATCTGCAGGCGGGTTAAGTGATACAAATTTTGGGCCTTGGACAGGATGCAGTGGAAATAAGCCTTGTTATGACAATGACTAAATTGAAGATAATTTTAATTATTAGTAGAAAGAGCAGCCAACGTTTTATTGGCTGTTTTCTTTTATTTATTGACAATCTTCACTTTATTTTCTATTTTTCTTTTATATAATTTTCTCCAATATTTCGTTTCACATAATGTGTCAACGGTGCGTATGGTTGAACTACGAATTAAACTTTACTGTACATATAACTTAAATTTTCCATACAGTTGAATAATCTTTTATATTCTGGACATCTTAGTTCCTGTATGGAAAATTTTTAAGTAGTTAGGGAGTGCGATTATGGGAATACTAAGTGGAAACCCAAAAGATGAACCGTTACATTATGGTGAAGTGTTTGCTATTTGGACGAATTTAGCTACAAACAACGGCTTAATTGCTGCATATCAAACATTTATTAATCACACAGGTGATGAAGATTTAGAAAAAATCATCGAAGAATCAATTCAAGTTATGAAAGATGAAAACAAACAATTGGAAAAAATAGTTAAAATTAACGGTATTGGACTTCCTCCCGCACCACCTGAACGACCAGTTGCGAGACTAGAGGATATTCCTATTGGAGCACGATTTAACGATCCTGAAATCAGTGCTGCACTCTCAATGGATTGCGCAGCTGGTTTAGTCGCATGCAGTCAAGCAATGGGTCAGTGCATTAGAGAAGATATTGCTTTAATGTACGGTCAGTTCCATATGAGCAAAGCACAATTAGGAGCGAAACTATTGCGATTAAACAAAGAAAAAGGTTGGCTTGTTCCTCCACCACTACATGTAGATTTTCCGGATAAATAATATTAATTCTTGGAGCAATCTAATGATTGCTCTTTTTTTCTTACGACAGATAATGTATCTACTGCGTAGTATCGTTGTACTGTTGGTTAGATTAAATCGAATAACGTAGCTTCATGCTCCTTTGGTTGCACTGCGTTATAACCTTCTTCGACTGCATCAAATAAACGAATATAAGAGGCTTCCCGATTATTCAATTTATCCTTTGCATTTGTATAGATGGCATCTGTCTTAGCATCGTAATGAACGACTTCTAGCACTTCAAAAACTAATTCCGATAGGTCAGATTGCTCGAACTTACTATCACATTTCAAGTGCTGCCACCATCTAAATAATGGCGCATTAACTGTTTGTCCAACATAGCAACTCATAGTACGTTTATTAGTAATTTTGTAAATGTAGCCTACTAATATGCCGTTTTGTTCTTTGATACATACATGATCCTCTTTATCTATCCATTCTTGTTGCTCTTTTTGTTCACTAGCTTCTTTACAGTCCGTTGAACAAAAATCACCGTTGCGATTTCTCAATACATTTTTTTCGCCAATAACAGTTGTTGTATTATTGCACCAGCAACACTGGACATTCACTTCACCGTATAGCCTGTTATACCAATACTCGTCACTTTCAGTGAGATACAAGTACTGCGTTCCTGCTAGTGCGTTTTTCGGCTTACGTAATGGCAAATCGGGATATTTTTCTTTAAGATACTGCTTTGCTTCATTTCTATCTTTCGCTATAAAGACATCTTGTTCGATATTATCAATATTGTTATAGCTATATGGAGAATCAACAACCTCTTTTAATCTATAAAACCAGTAATTCATGAAGCGCCTCCTTACTTCACATAATTAGTCAACGGTCCGATAACTCTGAAATTCCACAGGAACATTTTCATATTGTTGTTCCATACGATCACTTCTGGTTCATGTTTTCGCGATCTACAATCGCCACGTAGAATAAAAGCATGTTTGCAACAAACAAGACAAATCCCGTTACGAACAAATATGGATTATCAAATCCCGTGATGGCCAACACGATACCGAACATCATTGTTAACACATAAAGGACTAATGCTAAGGTGTTAAGTCGTTTATTATTAATGGCTTCTCCACTCCTATTTTCATCTGGCTTGGATGCTGCAAAGAATATTGATGACCGTCCATACGAATAACAGTCGGCACACCTTTTTTCACATTTAAGATTTCGACCTCAACAGTAATTTTGGAGGTAGCCATATTGCTACCTAGCTACTTCTTCTGGTATAACTTTATGTTCTGATACGGATCGTCTAGACTTGTCACTCTATGATTTCGAATGTAATTATGAGAGTGGACTATTTTTTCTCGTTCAATTTCCAAGCTACTTTCAATTAGATCAATTGGTGAATGGTCCAATCAGCTTTATAAATTAGATAAGCAATTTTTTTCTTTTTCAAGTCCTTTTTAGTCAGAAAGCTCCATCGCTTTATAGACTTCGTATTTGCCACTTTTCTTCAAGTTAGTAATTCTGGAAGCCAGAGTCATTTCTGTTTTTCCTAATCCTAATGACAAATCTCTTATGTTATCAATCTCCCAGAACTTGCAAAGATAAATGAGTTCATCTTCCGTAAATCTTTTACCATGACGAGTGTGGTATTTAGGATGGTATTTCATTCGGCCCTGGTCATCATATTTAACTGATCCATCTATGAGCGACATATGTTCCACTCCTGATTCCGTTGCGATTAGTATTTTATGCAAACAACGACGCGTGGTGAGAGACTGTAAAATTTTCTTACTGTGAGTTCCACAACCTGGCTATCGTCCTGCCAAATTATTTTGTTTAGCCCGTCTTTTACGCCCTTCACATAATTATCCACGTCAGGTTTACTTGTTGGCCTTAACTCTCCATTTTCAATCAAGGCTTGTTTCGGCTTTGTCTGAAGAACTTTAGGCGTTGATCTATACACATCAATGAATAAATAAATTGGACCTTTAATTAGTTCTTTCGGTGCGTTTTGAGAGGCAACCAGTTTCACATACTGTTTAAAGTCGCGTGACTTCAAAGGGTCATACAAAACCGTTTTACCTGTGAATGTCTTACCGGCACGTGGGCGACCTTGCGCGACGGGTTCGCCCATGATTTCAAATAATATTGTTTTCAAAAAATCAATCCCATCTGCAATTTTTTATAAAAATAGGGGCACCAGGCCCCTAATGATTAGTCGATGATGACTACTCTTTTTGCAATAATTTCATCAGCCAATGCATGCTCTAAGTACTCGGCAATGTTCGCCATTGCATTCAACTCCCAAGCACCTCCATCCGCTTCAAAAAGACCAACACGGCCACCATCTTTAAGTCGTAAAACGAACTCTGATTCTGGTTGTGATACTTCCGCAAATGTTCTGAATGGTTTTAAAGTGACTGGATTCGGTACATTCACATTCCCTACAGTTGCAACGCCAGTCTTCGCGGTTACTCGTTGTGTAACTCCGTCATCTTGTGTTTGTACTGAATTTTCTTCAATGATGGAACTGACCACTTTCAATACTTGCTCTTTATCTGTATTTGGTACAAAGCAAGCTTGCAGCATGATTTGGAATTTCTCACGGTCAACAAACTGCTCAAAAGTAATGCTTGGTAGTAATGCACCCGCCTTTACATAAGTACGACGGTCATTCACATCATTTAAAGCATCGAAAACGTTTACCTTTGTTGGGGATTCCACATGGATCATCACTGGGCGTTCGTGGTCGAAGCTTGATTTCACATAATCCACTAGACCTGATAAGCTGCGAACATTGATTGCAGAAACTTCTTGTTCTTTGTCCAAACGGTACAATTGGTTTGTTGAGTAAACCTTTCCGGCAGCTTCGATTGTTTCAGGACGTTTTAGTTCCAATAAGTACGATACGAATTCTTTTAACATTTCAATTTCCTCTTTTCGGTTTTTAGTTTTTGGGTTTGATAGATTAATAGATTTTATTTAAATTGGACTACTTTTTTATTTACTGGTTCTTCTGCAGGTATTGGTTTGCCAAGATGGTCTAATACTTCACCATCATTACTGATGTAGGCTTGTCCAGGAATACCACTCTTAAGTTCTGCGCCAGTGATATCACCTTCAGGAGTGAAGTCAATAATTAATTCGGACTCAACCCCCACAGACGGTGAAAGGGCAGATTTTGCATCAACCAGGACATTTGCCAAGTTACGACGTTCATTTGCTTTGAGAGTCATCGTGATAGTTACTTTGCGAGCTTTCTTATGGTCCGTGTTTGGATCCGAAATGTTTTCAAGAACTTTTTGAAGTTCGATGTTTACTTTTTCCGCTAAAGCACCGTTTGCAAATGTATTTAAATCAATGATTTTTTTCATGAGATTTCCTCCTGGTTGGTTGAATTGGTATTCCGTTTTTGTTTGTACCTGGGCGGTCGTTTCTCCACCCATTCCTTTTGTAATTGCGAATTTCATCAACACTTAAATGTCCACAAACAGTGATAATTTGGCGGTCCACGTCTTTGTAAAGCGTTGTGATGTTCAATGGGTTTTCTTCCTCCCAACAAACTTCATTTGGCACCATTTATGATTTCCGTTTGTATGAACTGGACTCACTTGTTCGAATCCAGTATCGATCATATTTCTGCGCATTTTCCGAAACTTAGCATCCGATACTCCAAATGCTTGCTTGTGTATCACGCCATTCTTTACCGTTTTGTAGGGGTTGAAGATTAGCGTCATGAGTCATCGCCTTCTAGCAAGTTAGGATGCTCGTAAATATTTCCTAACACTATTAATTCGTCAAATGGACTCCACAGTGGAACCGCATCTCTGCCGTTGTCTATCCACCAACGACCTTCGTACATTTTCACTTGACCTATGAAGTCTTCATTTATATGGATACCGATAGTGACTAGCTCTCGAAGTACGATATCCCCTTCATAAATTTCCAAACCGTTCTTGTCGTGCAATCCTGTGAATTGACCGATAGACTCTGGATGCACTTCGAATTCTCCGTAGTTTGAAATGATGAAATATTCGATTTTTCCATCCGTGTACTTAACGTCCATCACCCCAAAACCTTCAACCCACTGACTGTCAGCGCACAACTTTTCAACTGAGTAGCCACGAACCTTAATCTCTCGCATCAATGCCACCCCTTAAAACAGGAATCTAGCAAGCTATTAATATAACTAAGCTCGTCCACTCTTTTTTTAGCTGCTTGTACTGGTTTGGACAAGTCGTGCATAGACTGTCTTAAAGTATCTAAGTTTTGTTTGGCGACTATTAAAGAACGAGCAATTTCATTTCCATTTGAGCATTGCTTTCGCACCGTTAGTCTCACGCCTGCACCGCGTGATTTTGAGACGATAAATGCGTACTGGTGGCGAAACCCCTTGTCGCTTCCAACAGCCGCAACAGAGAATGTGTTGATGATGTGAGCGTTACGTTCGATTTCAGCTACGCTTTTAGAACCTGTATTCTTGTAATTTTCGCTATATCGATTCATACGGATCCTCCTACTCGTAATCTCGTTTAATGCGTTCGATGGTTACTAGATTTAATACCGAATGATAGTCCAGACTGTCTAAAGACTCGCCGTTACGACCTTCTTCGATGCCCATGGACTTTAATTCACGGATAAATGCTTGGCGCATGCCTTCTGGCGACATTGGAGCAACTTGTGGTTTCATTCAAACACCTTCTTTTCAGGTTTATGGTTATTCTTTAACACCAAGTTTTTCAAGGAGAAGCCTTCTTTGCTCTTCCATTTCTGGTGAAACAGTATTTTCTACAACAATTTCTCCAGCACGTTCTTTCTTCTGTTCATCAAGCCACTCTGGAACTTTCTCTTCCTTTAGTGGTTTGCGATGGTGAAATGATTGTTGTTTCCGTTGTAACCTAATCGCTTCTACTTCCTCGATTGAAGAAATCTTTCGATTCGTCCAATCTCTTAAGATGGATTCCACGTAATTCCACTTCAGAACACCATTTTCAATTGCTATTTTCATAGCATGAATAATGAGCTCTTCTGATAAGTCATCAATCCAACCATTTACTTTTTCACCTACATAAGGAGTCAATGCTCCAAATCCATTTTGTTCGTAAAAGCGAAAAGGAGAAATTGGAATTTCGAAGGATCCAGTTGATGCGTTTTTCTTTTCATTTTCTTTTTCTTTTTCCTTTTCTCTTTTCTCTTTTCTCTTTTCTCTTATATCCATACTGCTTGGATACTGTATAGATACTTTATTAAACTCAGTGTTTTCAATGCTTTCACGGTACTTTTCAATAAAAGGGGAAAACTTGACTCCCTTCAATTCATCTTCAACTCGTTTGACTACCTTCGGACTGTTATTCCAATTGTGCTTGCTCCAGTTGAGCAGCATTACTTCTTTTGTAGGTTCGTTGTAAATGATTTTTTCATAGTCCGTAAATCGATTTAGCAACTTCTCCACCGTTTCACGGTTATAACCAGTTTCCGTTTCGATAATCCTTTTTGGCAGCTCGTATATTCCGATTTGATTTGCTTTGCTGTTGGTCATCAAGTAGATATAGAAGTACTTCTCTTCGGGTGTTAGATCCAGAACAAAAGCATCTTGCCAATAGCTAACCTGGACACTTCTGTATTTGCTCACTTTGCAAAATCCTTTCTCACGGAATGTGAATCATTTTCCCGGTGACTTTTGCGACTTCATTACGAATTAGTTGCTCATTGCTATTCGAATCTGACAGATGCAACAACCAAATTTCCTGGAGTTTGGTAAGGTCATTTGCTTTTAAGAAATCAATGACGTTTTCCAGACTGAAATGCGATTTCATCACTCGCTTCTTCATTGACTTATGCAGTCCGTTTGCGACATTTCTATTAAGAAGATCTGTGCAGTAATTGCATTCAAGCATGAGATGGGTAAGCCCCTGGAATCTGTATTTGATGTAATAAGTGTCAGTGGCGAACAGTAGCTTGTCTCCTGCAGTATTTGCAAGAAGAAAGCCGAATGGCTCTGACACGTCATGCTGCACATCAAAAGGCAATATGGTCCATGTGCCGATTTTGAATTGCGTCTTTACCTCTACACCGTGAATCCGATGATGAGTGATTCCGATGGCACTTTTTGTACCGGGTGACATGTAGCAATCAATGCCAGCCTTTAACACTTCACTCATTCCGGAACAGTGATCTTTGTGCTCATGAGTAACTAAACAGGCTGCAATGTCTGATGTTTTGAAATTCAATTTGCGTTGTATTTGCTTGAATGAAATACCGCATTCAAGAAGCAAAGGCGTGTGACCATCCGTTATGTGATAACAATTGCCTTTGCTTCCTGTTGCGAGAGTTTGGATCGTTATCATTACCAGTTAGGTGCGTCGTCTGTAACGACTTCTTTTTGTGATTCATCAACTTTTGTTTCTTCTAAAATCTCGCCTGTCTCATCGTCACAAGGGACTTCAATGCCTTCAACATCAATAATTTCTTGGTTTGCATTACCTTGAATCTCTTCAGCAAGTTGAGCTTCTTCTGCAACATCATCACTTGCATGGATATGTTTCATCACGAGTGAGTTGTCGTCTGAAGCATTTAAGAACTTTTTACAAGCACGATTGATAACAGTTCGTTTCGCCATCTCTTGTGGGAATTTTTTGTGAGTCGAGCTTTCCCCTTTGGGATTCATCTTCGATTGGCCCCAAGCTTTTTCAATTTCAGCAAATGTCATAAGCTCGTTGTATACCGTTCCGTCATGTTCAATAATCGTGCAGTACGCACCAATGATAGGTTTGTCTTGATTTCCGAATTTTTGTTTGTGTTTTAACTCTGTAACTCGACCATTAACAATCTCGTAATCTACTTCATCACCTTCATAGATAACGGATGCGTCAATCGATTTTGCGCCTGTAACTCGTTGAGTAACGGCCATTGTGCCGAAGTAAGATCGTTGGAACGTAAGGGTCTTTCCATAAACGATGAAGTAGCCTTGTTTCTTGGCTGGATTTAGTCCCTGTACAACCATATCTAGCAAGCTATTTGCAATACTGTCCTTGCTACATGTCTGAAGTGCAGGTGTTTGGTTACGATCCTTCACGTCTTGCAGGATTAGCCAAGCTGATTTCATAGCATTCTCAGGGCTGTAGTTTGCAGGGAAATGAAGCTCTCCACTCTCTTGGAACTGTTTTACTTTTGCTGCTACGATATCGACCGTATCTTTTTTGACCATCGCTAATTGGTTTGGGTTACTCATTATTGTTTCCTCCTTAAATTTCTTCGAATTTTAGTTTTAGAAGACCAATTTCGTTATCTAAAATATTTATTGCAGCTTCTTTCAATTCATTTATGACTCCTGTTTCATATGGCATTTTCGTTGCAGATGAACCAGAATCGAAACGAACAGAATCAATTTCTTTTGATTCCAAGAACAATTTCTTTTCTTCAAGTACCTTGATTTGAGATAAAATTTTTCGACCTTTATCTACACGCTCGCCCATGTATTCAAGTGTTTTTCCGTCCATTAGTTACCCTCCACTCTTAACTGCTTATCATTCTCAGAAACTACTAAGCTGATTAACTGTGAATCAGAATCAATCAATCTAGTAACGGCTTCGGCATTGTCGACGAAAATTGGAGCACGAATGCCATAATGAGTAGCTAAAGTATTGATGATGTCAATTCCGACATTGATTCGAGCTGCATTATTTAAGGAACTAAATGGAACACCTTTGTAAGTCGTTTCACATACTTCTTGAAGCCCACCATTGATTTGTACAGCAAACATTTTGAAACGTGCATGCTGGAATTTTGAGTTGATACGTTCTTCCAATAGCTCTACTTTTGCTCTAATGAATTGCTCAGTCAGGTACAAGTGGTGCTCAAGTTTTTCGAACTCACCTCCCAGCAACTTCTCCTGGTCTGATAGATCCGCAATACGTGTTTGAATGGATTCAATATTGGCGAATTTCGCAAGTTCAACTTGAATATTTGTTTTCTCTTGTTTGAGTCCTGAAAGGGTTGTTTCAACATCACGAACCGCCTGTTGAGCGTGCTCTTTTAAGTTCTGAATCTCTTGAAGAATTGTTTGTTTACGTGATAAGAGAGATTGATAATCTGTGCTTTCAGAAACATCCTTTACAGACCGTTCTTGAGCAGAAAGTTGCTCAGTGAGCTTTTGTACTGATTTCACTTTTTCATCATAATTCGGTTGGGTCTTATCGATTTCAGCATTGTATCTTTCGATTTCTCCCAACACTTTTTCTCGTTTACCTTTAATAGCCATGCCACGATCGTTGATACTTTTTAGTTTGGAAGACTTTTCTGTGTTGAATTGTTCTAAAGCTTTTTGACGTGCTGCACCAACTTCATCTTCCGGCAACGCTTGTCCACATGCTGGGCATTCACACGCAACTTCATGTCTAAATTCCAAAGCTTTAACATGGTTAAAGTCAGCCAGTAATTGGGTGCGTTCTTCATCTAACCGATTTAACTGTTGGTTAGCGAACGTGATTGACTGCTTGAATCCGTTAATTTCAGCACACATGATTGAGGCATTTGACTGTTCTTCTTGCAGTTTTGCGCGAATTTGGTAGACCTTTTCTTTTGAGTCTGATTCATAGTCACGTTTCATATTCAGGAAGTCATTCTCTATATTTTGAAGATCTCGTTCTTTCTCCAGAACTGTTGTGCCGTTTTTGATTTTGGCAATTAGAGAGACATTTACATCTATTTCTGTATCGATTTCAGTTACTTTAGTTTTCAAACTATCAATGTCTACATCCATTTCTGGAATGGACTTTTGTGCTTCATCGATGCGAACCGGTATACGTTCGAGCTCGTCATTGATTTCTTTGCGACGTGATGCAAGGATTTTTCGATAATCCTCAATCTTCTTGCCTTTTAAAATAAGTGGTAATGCTTTCAATTCATTGTTCAGTTGAAACACTTCATCGTCAGAAATGTCACCGCAGATTTGAAGCAACGTTGCTCTACGGTCCTGCCACTTCATTTGTTCATTGAAAAATGTTGGAGAAGTAAGAAGCTTGAATACGTCCTCTTGCACAATCGAATCCACTGTATCTGTGTATTCTTTCTTCTTACTTGGAACACCATCAACGAAGTAATCTGTCTCATGGCCAGTGAACTCTTGCGTAGCTGCACCACGTTTACGAGTCCATCTTTCTTTGTACACTTTTCGTAAAGTGACTGGTGATCCATCGACAGTGAATGATGCTTCTACTTCATGATTTAAGTTATGAATCTCTTTACCGTTTACTAGAGTTTTAATAGAAAAATCCTTTTTGTTTTGACTGTCCTTATCGAACAGCAACCAGATAAACGAATCAAAAAGTGTTGTCTTTCCTGTTTCGTTATCCCCGAATACTCTAACGTTTTTGGCACATGGTTCGAATGTGAATTGTTTAACGCCCTTAAAGTTAATTAGGTTTAAAGACAGTAGCTTTACTTCTTTCATGATTGTGCCTCCCTTGATTTTTTGGAGGTCCTCGCTTATCCTGTAAGTGTGTAGTTTTGCGAGTACCGAAGTCCGTTGTTAGAGCAGCGGACTTTATTCATTTTCCTCATCAACTGTTTTGTTTCTTCCCCAACTCACTACTAAATTCCAACCTTTGATTGTCACGCTGTAGCCATGTTTGAGAAATAAATCGTGAGCAGCTGTAATTGATTTGTGACCACCGAAACCACTATCACTGAACAACTTCGAAAAATTTCCTTTGTTTGCTTCAACCTGTATGTCAGCACACATCTTCGCGAATATTTCTGATTTCGCAAATTCTTCATTGAAGACTGCAGTTTTTTCTTGTGCCATCTCACGCATTAAATTAACGTTTGGAATACTAGTCATATACTTTGCACCACCTTTTGAGTAAGTTCCATGAACCGATCTTTATCCCCCTTATCCAATGCTTCATCAATCATTTGTTCATATGAAAATTCCGCTTGAGCCTTTACCAGGTGTTGAGTAACTTGTTCTGCAAATTCACGATCTTTGTAATTAATTTGAAGATACTTTGGAATAAATGCGTTTGTTTCCAGGACATTCAAATATTCAAGTTCATTTGTTTGCGGAAAGTTCAGTTGCAAATACATATCTTCTTCAGGATTTAACCGCATATCGTGAAACGCTTTTTCAGCATTAGCAGTCATCAACTCTCCTTTATAAAAGCGAAACGGCACGCCATTTGATTCGGAAACCGACATCACCATTGCTCTCGGACAGTAATGTGCTTCTTCTACAAAATGTACATTTTTCATTATTTCGTCATGGGTTAGTAAATAAGACAGGATCCACTTGCATTCAGCGCGCTTCATTTGATAGCGTTTCAAAAGCCAACGAACAAACACTTTTTTGTCCTCTACAGAAACTGTTGAGTTCATTTTTTAGGATTCACCTCACGCCACGTCATTCCTAGACAGAAAATCAACGGAATCCCGACAACTGCCCATATAAATACTTGTCCTTCAAATGTCATCGAATAAACTCTCCCTTCAGTAATTCCATGAGTTTAATTTGACCTTTTCCAGTGACGAGGGTTGTATTACTTTGAACATCGCCTTCTGTCCGGGAAATGATGGTTGGTGATACTTTAAACAATCCTTGCTCAATATAATTTTGTTTCGGATTATTCTTTTCACGACCTTGCTTTATCAGGTAGCCTTTATCGCGCAGCCACTGCATGAGCTTGTTGCGGCCGATGTTAATCCCGTGCTTTTCGTAAATCAGTTTTGCAAAGGCTCCTACACTAATTGCTCCATCGCTAATGGCAACCACCTTGCCGAAATCCGTATAAGGTTTTTCTTCATGTATTTGCGTTTCAAGTTGAAGAATTTTTTTCTGCTGGAAGTCCATCGCTCTTTTGATAATCATTTCAGGACTGTTCCACATTTTTTCTACTTGTAAGAAATACTGCCGTGCTTCTTTGCCTCTAACTGACCGTTGAATCATTGCAATTTCTTTGGCCATGTCGAGTTTGATTTGGTGGTCGGTGAATTCAGTAAAAGGATTACGTGGATTATTGGTTGCTCTTTTTTGAGCGACCAATATAAAATCTATATTTTCTTGGAAACCGTACTCGACCATCCTAGGAAACCAATCTTTATAAGCCGTTTTCACTTCCAAAAACTCATGAAGTTCACGACCACTTAACGTGATATCTCCATTTTCGTTTTGTGATGTTGGGATTAGTTCGTTCATAATGAGATTTCCTCCCCTGTAATCCATTGATCAATTGCATCCAAATCGAATATCAAAATTCTCTCAGTGGGACGAATGCATGGAATTTTTTTCTCACGCAGTAATCTAAAGATTGTTCCTTCACTCATTGGGCAGCCGATTGTATCGAGATACTTAACCAATTCTTTCGCCCCTCTAATCCTTCTCATTTTCTTCACTCCTTTACATCTCACTTTCGTTCCGTCATCGGCTCGGAACCACAGCTCACATTACATCAGGACCTTCATTGGGTAAGTGCCACACCACGTTTATAAATTCCGTTTATATTCTATTTCAAATGGACTTACATTCACAAACTCTATTTAAAATGGAATTACTGGGTAAAAAAATATCTTCTATTTTTTTATCAAGTAATTCACTGATCATAAACATTTCGTTGGCATTGAATTGCTTCTTGCCATTTTCCTTATAAACATAAGTCGAAATGTCGATATCTAGAATTTCAGCCATTTTTTTTTGAGTAAGCCCACCTTCTTTTCGTAAGCGAATGAGTTCCCACTGTTTCACTTCATCACCTCGTTTCTTTCGATAAACCAATATTAATCCATTAAAAATGGAATGTCAATGAATATTTTCATTAAAAATGGAATATAATAATAATTAATTGCATTTTCACCTCTAAAACTTCATTATAAATAGAGTGTGGATAGATGGAAAAGGGGGGTAAGATTAATTGGGAACGGATAATTTAGACAAGTATATCGGGGGAAAGATTAAAGAGTATAGAAATAAAAAAGGCCTAACTCAGAAGGAGTTAGGTAACAAAATAGGAGTTGGACATACGACTGTTTCTGCTTACGAAAAAGGAACAATCACGCTTAATATGAATACTTTGTTTGCAATTGCTGAGGTATTAGATATCAAAGTAGACGACTTATTTCCAGAGAGAAATACTGATGAACCATACCTTCAAAGAACAAAGGATATGTTCACAAAAAATTTAGAAGCAAAAGAAATGAATTTTTTAAAAGAGTTAATAGATAAAACTGTAGCAATGAATGAAGATGAAAGAAGAAAATTTTTAGAAAGCATTCAGTTTACTGTCGACTACTACGACAAAATGAATAACAGTAATTAGGGTTTTTCTTTCGGTGGTATCTCTTTGTTAATTAATTCAACGAACTCAACCAATAATTGTATTACATCATCTGTCATTCAATATCGCCACCTTAAAAGTAAATAATGAATTGAGGGTGTCTGTTTGGCTTATAAAGTCGGAAGATGCCTACTTCGTGAATTATTAACAGCTGCAAAAATGGAACAAACTGATCTAGCCAGGAAGTTGAATGTGACCCCTCCGCAAATAAATAAGTACGTTAAAAATAAACAAGGGATGTCACTTCAAGTTGCCAAAAATATTGCAGCTATACTTAATTGTCATATAGACGATTTATACGAGTGGATCGAAGTAGGCGATAATGAGTAGATTTTTGCGGTCTACTCTCGACCCGGATTAGCCAAACAGCTTATTTTCAATATATCAGAAAATTATTGTCAATTGTTTGATAAGCATCACTTAATTTACTTTTTTAATGAAAAACATCACTTTCTGTCAGTAATGGATAAATAACTGAATTTATTGTACCATAAAATAGGAACGGATGTTCTATTTTCATTACAGATATTAGAAATATTATTCGCACTAAAGAAAGGAGCAGTATTCATGACATCATACAAAGAAATTGAAAAAGGAAAGTACAAAGTATTTGTTGAACTTGGTTACGATGATTTTGGAAAACGAATAAGAAAAACAAAAACCATTCAGGCCACTTCCAACCGTGATCTCAACAAAAAGATTAAAGAGTTCGAACTAAACTGTATCGCTAAATATGAAACAGGCGATATTGAGGAAATTAACTTTAATTATTGCTTCGACCGATGGTGGAAAAATCATGTATTATTGCATTTGTCACCAGGTTCGCGTGACGGCTATTTTTATTTCATTGACGACTTAATAGCTTATTTTGGCAACATGAAAATGAAAAAAATAAAGACGTTCCATATTGAAGAATTTTTTATTGAACAGCGAGCTCATAAGAAAAAAAGCTTAAATAATAAATTGTCCATGTTGAAGAGTATTTTTCGGAAAGCACGATACTGGGGACTAATTGATTCCAATCCAACTATTGATTTCAAGTTGCCCAAAGAAAAAAAGATTGAACGAGAAATCTACGATAAATCCGAACTCAAAGAACTGTTTGTTGCCGTTGGGAAGTTACGAGAGCGAGATCGTATTATGATTAAGCTGGCCGCAGTTGGTGGTCTAAGACGAGGAGAAGTTTTAGGGATTGCTTTTGAAGATATTGATTTCACCCAGAATGGTATCCATATCACTAAAAGTTTAAATTATGATCGAGTGCTTAAAGAAAAGTTTATCGGCCCTACTAAGGGTCGTAAAAAAAGATTTGTGACCTTTCCTGAACAACTTATGAAAGAACTCAAAGTTTTTTATTTTAAACAACGTGAAATGAAATTGCAGATGGGATCCTTGTGGGAAACAATCGACGGTTTTGATTTAATTTTTAGGTCTAGAGATATGTCCATAATGCATCCAATCACATTCACAAACCAGTGGACAAAAGTTTGTAAGCGATTAGGTCTGAAACCCATCGCTCTACATGACCTCAGACATTCTTCAGCATCGTATTTAATCGCTGGAGGAGAACGCGTAGATGTTGTTCAAAAGCGACTCGGACATGCTAATTATGAGACTACAATGAACACATACAACCATACCAACAAAGACGATCAAGATAAAGCTGCGGATGTATTCGATGATGTTTTATAA